CCACCAGCCAATGGAAGTTTTGCATCAAGCTGTGTCTGTACATTGCTAGTAACACCATCAACATAATTAAGCTCAGCAGTCGTTGACGTAACACCGTCTAACAAATTAAGTTCAGCCTGTGTTGCTGTAACTGCACCATCAATACTAGGGAATGTAATTTTTAGTACATTCTTAATCCCTCGTATATGGTCATCACCCTCAGATACGTTGTCACCTGCTGCTGGGTTAGTCGATACAAGGTCATCTATATATTTAGTACCTGTTAAATCTTCTAAAGCCATTGCTTACCTCCTTATGCTGAAGCAGCAGTTACTGTTACTGTTACCTGTAGTGTGTCACCAGAGATTACTGAACGAGCCGAACTAAAGTCTACTACACCATATAGTACACCCGCAGTTCCTGTGGCTGCTGTATTTAAAAATGCACCTGCTACTGTAGCTGTGCCTGTAATTGAGAAGTCTACGCTTGAGCTATTAGTCATACTACCAGATGAAGCTGCACCTTCTGTCCATTCTTTTCTGCTACCAGAGTAGTCAGTTAGTTCTGCCCAACTAGAATGAGATGCCATAGTGTCTGCTGCTACTGGAGTACCAGCTCCTTTAAGACCTATGTACCAAGTTGTTACTTGTGTTCCTGCGTGGAACTGTGTGTCAAGAATATGGTTCAAACCTACTGTAGTAATTAGGTTCTTCTTATCCTCCTCCCACTTTACGTTTCCGTCTTTATCAAGGCAAGTAACTTTCCAATAGTTAGCTAACCCTAAGTTTACATTATCTAATGCCATTTATTCTCTCCTTTAGAGTATTGTTATTATTCGTCTGGGTCACTTACCTTAGTCCAAGTAGTACCAGTGTCTTCTGCGATGTCATTCCACAAGAAGTTGCTTGATGAAGTAGTGTCCGATGTTGCTGACAAGGTAACACTTTCTTCAAAGTTTATATTAAATTTCATTGTTTGTTCGTTAGCCAATGTGCCAGATAAAGGAATGCTTATTGATGCATTAGCTCCAACTCCCATTTCTGTAGCTAATATAGCAGAAGCAATTTTTTCTATGTCTTCTGCATTAAGGCTGTTTAACATAACTTGAGTTATATTAGCAGCTACTGGTACTGCTACTGATGGGGAATACCCAAAGCTACCAGTTGCTGTATCCCAAGTTGATGTTTCTAAATTCCAAGTTGTTGTTCCGGGCAAAGGTATGTTTACCGTAGTGCCCATAGTAATAGAGTCTACATATATTTTATTACCAACACTAGACATGTCCTCTGTAGAAGCTAGTGTTACTGACTCTACAAATACTTGCTGAGTAATTGGTGTATATCCTGCACTAAGACCTAATACTATATTACCTACAAACTGAAATCCTCCAGAGCCAGTCATTCCTGCATTAGCTCCAAATGTTACTGAGCTTGGATATACAGCTATTCCAGTATTGCTTTGTGTTGCATTAGCTGCTAGTGTTGCAGTATCAACATAAGTAGTATTGGCCCATACATAACTATTGCTAGACCAAGCTGTTGAATCTGCTGACCAAGTGCTTTGCATTAGTTCCTGCCTTCAACACCAGAGTAAATGTTTCTTACTCTTAATGCAGAGCCAGAATGTCTATCTCTTTGGTCTTGCTGTTGTAATTTGTTTACTGCATTGTTGTAACCATTTAGCCATACAGGTATTCTTTCATCGTTCTTAATAAAGGGCTCTGCTTCCATAAGAGCACCATATAATAGTACATCTGGTGCATTTGCAGTTAGCCAATTGCTTGTTATAGTGCCTGATGAACCATCACCTAACGGTGTGAACTTTTCATAGAAAGCCATCTCTACTGTATATGTTGAATCTGGTATAGGTGCTAGTTGTATTTCGTCACCTATTAGTGTGTAAGCTCTGGGCTTACCTGTTGTTGTGCTACCATACAATCTGTCCATCATCTCTGGTGTAATGTACTCAAGAGGTGTAGTAGGATTTGTATTAAGCTGCATATTACGCATTTGAATATAACCACCGGGTAATTGAAAGTATTGTTGGTCTGCTGTAGTTACCATTGTACTTCTTACTTCCATAGGTCGAATGCGTAACTCCCTATTAAGTCTAGCTTCTGCTAGTGCAATAAAGTCTGGTATCCTTGCGGTCAAGTCTGACCTGTCTAACCAGTCTGCTATTGCATCTTTTAATTCTGTAAATGTACCTAATGCCATTATACTTTTCCTTTAGTAGTTCGCCACATAGCGTTGGCTGGGTCGTTCATCCAGACTTTCATTCTTTCTTGGTTTCCCCATATACCTTCTCGCATCATTTGTTCTACTACGATTAAGGGTATGCTTGCCACTTTGTGTGACATTACTGAGTCACCTTTGTATTGTGTACTTCTGTTATGGAATTTATCTTTTGCGTTTAGCTCGGCTAGTTTCTTAACTACCTTGTCATCTTGCTGACTAGCTACTGTAAGACTTCCATCTAAATTTGTTATGATTTTTGTATCAATTGCCATAATGTAAACCACCCCAGTTGCCTAGGGTGGTAGTCGGTTATATTAACCAGTAGTGTATCTAATCTTAGCGTTAGCAGCTTCGTTGCCACAACGTAGACCGTACTCAACTAGAAGCATCTTCTTCTCTGAGTCACCTTCTTTAGCGATGTCCACAGTTTGGAAATCACGAAGGTAATCAACTGACCACATATCGTGGTCTAAGAAGTATACAACGTCTTGGTCACAGAATCTATCCATAACAATGTTGTAAGTACCAAAGTCTGATACATATACATCAACTGAGTTTTGAATAGTCATATTGTTATCTGCTACTGAGCGAACCGCATCAGCACGACCTGACATAGCTGTGATTAACTTCTTGTTAGTCGCACCTAGTAAGATTGTAGAGGCTTCTCCGCCTTGTGTCCATACTGCTTCAGCAGCAGCTAGAACGTCAGCTTCAGTCATAGCAGCGTGTGAACCAGAAGTACCAGCATCTACAACATTAGTTGTAATCCAGTTAGCAGCACCACGAGTCTCACGAGCTGTAGATGCGTCACCTGCAGCAGCAGCGTTGTCAGCTAGTAGTGAAGTTTCCATATCACGCTTAAGCTCTTTAGAAGCCTTTGCTAGTTGGTGAGCCATCTCAGATTTTTTACCAGCGTTGTTTACAGTCTCGTGAGTACCAGTAACCTCAACAACCTTTTTAGAGATTTGTGTTTGGTTAGTTGCACGAACAGTCGCAGTAGTTGCAGCTGTACCAGCAGCAGCTCCTTCAACGTGGTAGTTAGTTCCAGAAGCAGCAGCAAGTGCTTCTGTTTGCCACTCAAATAGAGTGTTAGATACTGAACCCTTGCCAGAAATGCTGGACATAAATGGAGTATCTGTTGGTGAAATATCATAGATTACATCAGACAAATCCTCACGGATTGCTGTTGCATCGTATGTCTTAAATTGCGTAGGCATTATCCTATCTCCTTAAAGCATATCATAAAAGACAGAAGCGGCATCTAACCTTGCACGCTTTTTCTTAATGGCCTCAACAGCTACATCTTCTTTAGAGTTTCCTCTTCCAGACTTTTGAACTTTAGGAACTTTCTTTACCGCTTTCTTTTTTGGAGCTACCTTTTTTGTTAGCTTGTCATACTCCATAGCTTTCTTAATTACTAGAACACTACGGTGGTCTGCTAACTGGTCAATCTCTTCTGGTCGAAAGCCTACTGTGGCAGCATATTCTCTAATATCTTTTTTAATAGTAGAGTCTTTATTTTCCCACTCTGGTAAAGCCTCAACGAGCCTAGCATACTCTGCTCTTACAAACTCTGCTTTAGCAGCTTGTTGCTGTTGCATTTGTTCTTGTTGAACATATTGTTGTTGCTGTACTACGTTCTGCACTTTTTCCTGTGCATCCCTAAACTCTTCTTTCTTTATCATGTAGGCATAGGGGTCTTCTGTTTTTAAGGTATCCCAATCTACATTATTAAACTCTTGAAGTTTTGCATTCTGTTGCTCTTGCAACATCTGTAAGCCATTAGCGTACATTTGCCTCTCTTGCTCTAGCCTTTGACGCTCGGACTGGATTTGTTCCGTCTCCTTACGCTGCTCTGCTAATGCTTGAGACTTACGAGTGTAGTCAGCTTGCCTTTGGTATCCGTTTTTAAGTTCTTCAATACCAACCTCTAGTTCTTCTCCGTCTACCTTAATGGTGTACTTCAAATCTTCTTCGGCTACTATTTCAGTTTCTTCTTCCTCTTCTACCTCTTCTTCGGTTTCTTCTTCAGCTTGTCCTTCTTCTTCAGGGGCTTCTTCTTCTACCTCTTCAGCTTCCTCTATTTCCTCTACCACTTCCTCGTCAACAGGGGCATCGGTTTCCTCGCTTGCGGTTTGCTCTTGTGAGTCCCACATATTAAGGATATGGTTTGCAGCATCTTCTGCTGAACCTTCTCTTACTCTTTCAAATCTACCTTCTTGGGTGTTCTCTGCAGAATCCATAGGTTGTTCTCCTCTA